AATCATACTTGTTGCACCAATCTGCGTAGGTGGTTTTGCTTCCTTTTCTTAATTTATTTTTAGAGTTAGAAAATACAAACCTTAAATCTAAATCAGGGTATTGCTCTTTTATTAGTAAATGTTTCTGCCTATCCTGTACAGTAAATACACCTTTTGTTTCTACTATTATTCCGTTAGGTAACCAAAAGTCTGGTGTATAATTCCTATTCTTTTCTGGTTGAACAAAAGGTATCTTTTTAATTTCATAGCAATCTAGTATGTTTAAGAAAGCTAATTGTTCGCATACTCTTTCTTCTAAACCTGATCTAAAACCATGTGCTATTTTATAGTTGTATGCAACCATAAGTAGTTAAACCAAATTTACTTTGCATACTCATGCTGCTTCCTCTCCCATAGAGTTTAACTGTGTGTATGCTACTATAGGTTTGCTCTTTGCCTTAGAGAATACTGACTCTCTCTCTTGTAAATTAGGCCAACAACTAAATCTATATTTGCACCAAGAACATTCCATACCTAGCTTTCTGTTGCCAGTAAGCACTCTATTAAATGTTTCTGGCTCATCTTCAAAGCATCTTTTAAAAGGTGCGTCTGAAACTAATGCATCTATCTTCTTCTCTGCTTCTTTTAAAATGCTAGACACTTCTGCCGTGGTGTCAGTGCTTTCTATCCTGTTGAGTTCGCCAGTGGCTATGTTCATTGCCCATATACCTCCAGCAGGTTTACCTGTAGCGGAAGCATATACGTGCAACTGTGTTACGTATCCAAAAGAATCTTTCTCTTTTAATGCATTCCAGCTAATAAATTTATTTCTAAAAGCAAAGTCTGAAGTAGATTTTATGTCATCTACTCTGCCATCATCGAAAGATAAGTCAGCCTCTCCCGTTACTGTATGCTTACCTATCTTAGTGGTAAGGTTTTGAGAGGACTTGTATCCTTCTAGATTAGCTTCTTTTATAACGCCCTTTAGTATAGCCTCTACTACATCTCCTACCATCATTCGTAGGATGAAATTATAAGAGGGTGCTACACCTTTCTCACCTTTCTTCTCCATCTGTAACTGGCATAAGGGCCTACCAAGATTAGATGGTCTTGCTTTAAACTCTCTCCTATTTGTTGAAGAAGCAAACTGCTTACGCAGTGCATTAGCTACATCATTGCATACGGTGGAGATGGTGTCCTCCGTCATGGACACCTCCCCATCCATATTTTTCTGAAGCCAACTAAGAACCTTTGCTAACTTCAAATCCATTAAGCAGCATCCTCATTGAGATCTATAAAATCGTCATCTCCTTCAGACATTGCCGAACCACTAGCTGACGTATGCTTCTCCATAACCCACTTATTAATCTGAGCTATGTGATCGTGGAACTTACTGAAGAGTGCTACCGTATCATCGTCCATAGGATAAGATGTATCATCCGTAACAGATATATCTATATCGTAGTACGTGACACCGCCAGACACTCTCTTGCTCTTCATATTAACAATTCTAGAGTTAGGAAGAACACGTTTCTTTGAAACCATATCCAAGAAAAACTTAGATAAAGTTTTACCAGAGGTCTTACCCGATAGCTCTATCTCTACAGGTAAAGTAACCTCTGTCTTTTTCCCCTCTTCGTTGACACCTTTCATAGTTGCTTCACCATAAAAGATAATCATTAGCCTACAAGATCGTAAGAACTCCTGCCTATCTTTGCTAAGAGACTTCCAATCTTTGATATACTCAAGGGGTCTACCACACTGAAAGTCACCATCATCTGATGGGGCTTCATCGCGTGGCCCTTTAACTAGTACAGAATGTATGTATGATCCCTGTACCTTTTCACCGTCCTTAGTAACTCGCTCTGCAAATGCATCGTAACGCTTGTATCTATAACGATGTTCATAGTAACGAAAGGATACTTCTTTCGCATATACTTTACCTTCTTCGGTACTTACTGAGAAGTGTCCAGATGGACAGATGATATCACCGTTGCTATCCTCTAGGTTCTCCCTCTCTATCCTTAATCTAGCTAGGGAACTAGATGAGCTAGACTCACCACCTGTTTCACCAAAACTCTTGGCTAACTCTGCCAATACAGCAGACTCCTCCATCTTTACTAGTTCTTGTGTTTCAGCCATTCTTTTTCCTTTCTTTGTGTAAAGACAAGACCCTCAGTTATACATAAAATAGCCATGTTTGTCAAGACATATTAAGCCAGTTACTTCCTGTTTTTGTGTCAATAGGAAGGGGTACATCCATGTTTATGTTATAGTATAAATAGATACGATCTTTAGTTGAACTAGGAGATAATACATCTTCTACAAGTTGTTCAACCCTATCGACTTCTTCATTCGGGCAGTCGAGCAATACACTGTCATGCACCGTGTTCACTATTGTAGTTCTTAATTTATTTTTTTGCAGCTCCTCTCTCAATGCGACAAGACACAATGGTACAATGTCTGCCGTAGCTAATGCCTGTACGGGATAGTTCTTTATCTTTGTAGCTCCCGTTGCACCCCCTGTCTTTGTTCTCTTGGCATGAGGGAATGCAAACTGCCTACCCGTTGGCAAAGTAATACATTTGTTTTTGATGGCCTCAGTCTGTAAACTCTGATGCCATTTTTTTATGCCAGAGTATTTGTCAATGAAGTGTAGGTTGTAAGCCTTCTCAGCAGGTGTGCCACTCATCGCCCCATATAGTGGAGCAAACGTCCTGCCCTTGGCCTCTTGCCTAGATGTAGGTTGACCGTTGTTTGTTAAATAGTCTGCCGTGTACGAGTGTACATCAAAGCCTGTTTCTATTTCTTGTCTGGCTGTCTCATCAGCAGATAGGAATGCAGCTACCCTGAACTCTAGTTGTGCGAAGTCAAACTCAAGTAGTGTACCACCATCGCCATATCTAGATACGAATGCCTCCTTAACAGGGAATGTATTACCCCGTGGCATATTCTGCATATTAGGAGAGGAAGAAGATAATCTACCCGTAGCGGTACGGCACTGATTGAAGTCAGCGTAAAGCATATTACCTATCAATCTTTTTTTGATGCCCTCTACAAACGCAGATAGATATGTTTCGACTGCACCTAGACGCTCTACCTTTTCCAAGAACTCAATGGCATCTGAATGCTTATCGGGATTCAACGATCTAAGTTGCTTCGCTAAAATTCGTAATTTATTTTTGTCTGTACTGAATCCGTTGGCAGTTACCCATGTGCTATCTGGTGGGAATATCTTCAGACCAGCAACCTCACCTGTCTCCACGTATCTCATACCTGCACCACCACACTCATGGCAGGTGTGCGCTCTTGAAAAAGGTGTACCATCTTTTTTTATTTTACGTACCTTGCCTGTTCCCTTGCACGTTTTACATACAGAGGCAGTTGTCTTCATAACCTTTCTGCATCCCATGCGTACCATCTTTCTAAATCTATCTACACTTATCCTGGGTCTAAACGGACTATCTAACTGATACAAAACAGCGTGGGCCTTTTTATCCTTGGGAGCGTAAGAGAATATCATAGAAGATACTTGCTCTGGACTACTTAAATTGATAGGCGTATCGCCCATGTAACTATGCACCAGTTCCTGTAGCCTACGTATCAGTTCCTTTTTCTCCATGCGATAGTTAAACTCAACGTGATCTAGCTTTGCCTCATCTATAGCTAACCCACCATACTCCATCTCTGACAGGCACATACACATACTGTTACTTAGATTGACTGTAGGCATGAGCGTAGTGTTCTCTAGATCCTTTATCTGGGCAAGATACAGATCCTTAGTTGCACGTATGTCTGCCCTACCATACTCTTCGACAACATCCCAAGGCATGGCCTCATACCCTATGCCCTTATCCCAATAGCCCTTGGTTATATCAGATTTTTTATTAGCTAAGTCTCGCCTCTCACAACAGGCACTAAGAGACATACTCATCCTCTCTCCTCTAGCCAATACGTATTCACCTATCATCGTGTCATATATGTCACGGTCATACTTAATGCCAACTGACCACAACCATTGCAAGTCATACTTTATGTTGTGTCCTATCAACAGGTCAGCCATTTGTATTTTATACTTAACTTCGTTTATCCTATCTGTTCCATGTGAAACATCTTTATGATAAACAGCCACGTAATCTTCTTCGCCCGTGTCTACATCCAGTATACCTATGGAAACTAGATCGTTGTTTTTATTGTGGGGCTTGTTGTCTATTATGTTTTCTTTTTTTGTTACACTGTTTTCTATATCTACTACTAACCTAGTCATCATACCTCGCAACTCTTCCATCTAGCATTACATTTATTTGTCCATGCCATCCACTAATCTTATTCTTAGCTATGTTAAATACTCTACGGGGATCACTCTCATCTGATCCTTCAATCATAGCGTACTTACCAATCAAAATCATAAGATCAGCTTCAGCTGCCTTACCCGTCCTACTGTTCTCCATCATCGATAGATTAAGATTTACCCTGCCCTCTGCATCTGCCGATAGTTGAGAGTAACCAAAGATCGCACACTCATACCTTGTGGCTAGATCCCTAGTCCTACGATATATCTCACGTAGCTTTTCATGCTGGGCAGTTATATGTTTACTGTCGGGTAGCGTTACTTTGTCTAACATATCTATGACAAGTATGTCTGGCCTGTTCTCTTTGAGGTGGGCCTCGATACCGTCGATGCCGTATGTCTCCTCTATCCTGTCGATGAATAGATTATCCTTTTTCCATTCGCCATTGATGGCACTACCACCACCACCAAGTAACTCTTCCTCTGATCTATTTGTAGCTGCACTCAGGTAGCGTAAGGCAACCCTGTTAGCAGGTTCTTCATTACATAGTACGTGTACCTTTGCACCCTGTTCTATCCAGCCGTAAGGCCCCATAGCAAAGGACGCATGGCTTGAGGTCTTGCCTGTTTCGGGTCTGGAACCAATGACTATGAAGTGACCTGCCGACACACCAGACACCCTCTCTGCAAGGGATGATATGTTAAATGCCCAACGTGTCTGCACGTTCATGGAGTCGATTAATTTTTGTGGGTCTAAGTCAATCCCCTCAAAGGGAGATGCATCTGTTACGAAACCAGAGGCGTAGTCATCTATTAATTTAGATAGACTATCTAGACTAGTCTCCTCACCCTCTGTCAGTGCTAC